GCTTCTTGTCCGCAGTAGTAGCAGATATATCCATCGCGTATCAAGACCTTCTCTCTCATTACTTTGTAATGGGTCTTGTCATATTCTCTAGCCATTAGATTGGGAATATCTCAATCGTATCTACTGAATCATCTATCGTCTTTGGATGTTCTTTAGCGCAGTTACCGCAGCTCTTACACATCTAATGCCATCCTTTACGATTAAAGTGTTTAAGCGCTTTACAAGCTGAACCATCGTATCTGTGTTTAAGGTAGCGATAATGCCAATCAATTTGCTTCTTAACTTCCATACCCTTCACCTTGATATTCCGCATTTGTGCTAATCCATAATGCGAACCATTTTGGGCGAGCGGATTGAACCGCGACTCAAGCCATATTAACCGCACCCAGCAAGCCCCCTCATCAACTGTCTTGAGATAATCCATAGCCATCATCACATAAGTCTCTTGAGTGGATGTTAAAGATAAAGCATTTGTGGTAGTTGTATTTATTGGATTTAGTGCGAGGCCTAGCACAAGTGATAGGCAAAGGCGTCGCCAAACACTTGGGCGACGCGTTGCCATCAGGCCGCGCCTTCGCGCTAGTGTAATGGGCTTGTCAAGTAACATTACTAAAAGTCCTGTTCAGACGGCGTTTCTAGCTCTAATAGTTTACTCGTTTCAATGGTCTTTCCAATTATGGCTTCTTTCAATTTATCTCGGCCATCAGCTTGAAATTTGGTTATTAAATACGGATCAGCAGTGCTACCAACTAACCAATCAATCGGCTCACCATTCCAATCAATAACTAAATCATCAACATATTTGAAGAATTTATCCAATATCCGATCTACTGACGATTCCCTCACCGATTCGACTATCTCATCCGGGCAATTCATTTTTACCCAATCAATCCATTTACGATCGTTGATAATCTGCCACTTAAACTTTGGCTTACTAGTTGAGACATAAGCAATCGTCTCACCATCCAATTCAGCCTTCACCCTATCTGCTCCAATGCCATCCATCTCACTTTGGAGCTCTTGGCGTAGCTGGTCTTTAACTCGCTTTGCTTCGTCGGCTATTAGGCTGACTGCCGCCAGCTTCAGACTCGTCTCCTTGATTCCCATTTCTTCTCCTCTCCCGATAAAGCCTCATCTCTAAGGACTCAACTGTTATGCCGCAATCCCTAGCGATGAACTCCATACTAAATCCCCAGTCGATTAACTGGTGGATATATTTGAGGCTAACTGGCCTCTTTACTTCTTTCCTGCCCATCCGTCTCCCTTAAATATGACTCCCGGGCTTGAGAATTGCTTCTCCATTGGAACTTGACAAGGTTGACACCATATTGAGTGATTGGAATAGACGCTGAAGCTTTGCTCGACTGTGATCTGACATTGGGGACATCGAAACTCATAGGTCGGCATTTTGTGTCCAATCCTTATGGCCGTTGAACATCTTGACCTGTATTTTCTCAAGTCCAGCAGCTATTCGACAAATACGACATCTAGCCGCTTTCATCTTCCAGTTGCCACACTCTTTACAGCGTTCAATATCATCCTCTTTGGCGCTCACTCGCTCGGTTGGATAAATAATCCTTTGCTCAAAACATCCCTGACACTCCACTAACCACACTTCGCCGGGAGCTTCAGGAATGTCCGGACATTCGTAGGTCTTGATTAGCCTATGAGCTCTGACCCCTTTACAGCTTCCACACTTAAAAGGATGAACGTCAAAAATCATCTATACAATCCTCACAGTAAAGTCCCGACTGCCTATCCACATTGAAACTCCGATAAAACATAATCGCAAGCTTTGGCGAAGCTTCTCTGTGGCATTTAATACACTTCACTTCTTAAACACCCATTTTCCGGACTCATCTATCTTCATCCATTTAGCCGGGCATTGAGCGTCTCGATCTCGAGATGGACAGACCCAGCCTCGATAATCTTTGCCGTCTTTAGTTCCATTCTTAAGCACCATAGCACCGTGGTTACAGATTGGAACTTCGTCAGCTATCTCAGCTCCTAAGGTTTCGATTAGGTGATCAATGTTATGGACTATTGGCTCCGGGTCGTCCGGCCGTTGTTCTTTAATGAATTCTGCCAACTTTGGATTTGTTGTTTGTATTGGCTTATTGTGACTCTGGAAGGGTTTAGACCCACTCGGCTTTGCCAAGTAGCCAGCAAGGTTGAGAGCTCTTGAGAGGCTACCGCTCTCCGCAAGTTCCAGCGCGTATTGTTTAGATTTGACTTCGGATGAAAGACCCGTCGTCCAAGGATTACCATCAACTTCAGTTCTAAATATTTCAGTTTTGACAATATAGACATCACAATCCTTTGTTAGTGACTCAGCGAGGACGTGAGTCTTGATCCGATAATCGGGATTCTCAGCAATAAATTGCTTGAAGCGTTCCCATACTCCAACATAATCATCTAGGTAATTCGACATTTAAATTCTCCCTTTTAGCTACTTCTCCTAGACCATCTAAGAGCTGTTCTTTTAATGAATAAAACGAACCATCCGGCCAGTTCTGTAAATCAGCGGCGCACTCTAAACAATAAAAGCGCACTTGGTTAGATCGCATTGGAGAAGCTGATACGCATTTCCAATAAGCCATCTTCATAGCATTTGGATTCCATTGGTTCTTATGAGAACCCCAACGTTGCTTACAGTAATCGCACCATTGGTCTTTATTAGTATTACGCAGAAGGGTCAAAGTCATCCCAATCTGTATGTCGGAGCTGACCCAAGATAGCGGAGTATCCAATGAGATCGACAATCGAATCTTCCCGCATTGGGCTTTCCACAAGTCTTGAAAGTTTGACCGCGATAAACACCAATGCCAGTTGAGATGGGTCTGTGAATCGAAGACCGAGAATTCGGCAGATGTCGTAAACGCGTAGTAAGTGGTGTCTCGGATCACCATACGCGAAGCCTCGCTCTCTGAGCGTTTCGCCAGCAATCTCAATCCACTCACTTAACGAGCGGTCGGCCAATTCGTCCATCCTTCAGCCCCCTTTCATAGCCTTTACGGAATGATTCATCTTGGCGCTGTTCGCTTTTGTATTGCTGATAAAGGATGAAAGCCAATAGGCCATAAATAACTAAATTACTTAACATCGGCGCTCACCCCATAGACATCGAGGAAATAAGCTGAGACTTCAGAATGTGCCAGCCTTCCTCGAAGCTGCTTCTTACCCATCTTCTCCCGGGCATATCGACGAATGATTGAACCTTTAACGTAATTAGTCCCATCTGTCCAAGCCCCGGCAGTAGCGTCGAATTTAATTACCAAGTCCGACATAAAACCTCCAAAATTGACGTAGGCAATTCAGCTACTTCAAGGTCGTTTTCTACTGTGTAAGTTGCTCCCGAAGGATGAATCGAAGGTGCGGCTACGACATAACCTTTATGTTTAATGTCAATGCCTTCGCCTAATGAACCGCGATAAGTTACCCCGGCATCTTCGTAGTAAAGGTGATACCCGTCAGCTGTCTTAACTGTGTAGGTCGGTGTCCATTCAGGATTTAATCTACCGCCGTTGCGGAAATCAACATCGATAATGACTAACCCGGATTTAATCGCATTAATCCCGATGTTCATATTCTTGTCCATCTTTAGCCAAAATTCGACTAAATCTAGATCAGTAGTTGCGTCAAGATGACTGCGTTTGATTAAACCAAAGTGAGGTTCTTTGGCTTTAGGTAGGCAGGGTAATACCGCCCAACCCTTATCTATATAACTTTTAGCGGCATTTCTAACATCTGCCGTCTGCGTTTTTAACATATTGCTCCCTTGTAAACCCTAGGAAATTGGATTTACGGGATAATCGTATTTAATTAAATCGATTTAGACAAGAAGTAAGGTGGCGTGTCGGCAGTCTAGGAAGCCAACCTCTTTAGATTCTTGCTCTGACCCGGCGAAATCGGTCTTTGACGGAAGCACCTTAAAAAGCCATTCAGGGGCATTTATAGCCCCTAAGTCGAACTGGTAGATACCTTTTGGCGTTGAGTTGATATAAAGCGTCCTAGCGCCCGTTCTAGCCCTTATTTCGGCCAAGTAATCCCACTTCTTCTTCTCAATCATAAGTTTGTCATAGTGGGTTCGGCGGCATTTGAGCTCGATATAGGCGTCGTGGGTAACGCCGTCTACCCGGTCGGTCGCCGATAGTGGCGTCAAGTCCGGAAATTCGGCCTTAAGCGCCTCAAAGAGTTCGGCTTCTCGGAAGTAGATTAGACGTCTTCCTCGCCGTCTTCCCAACCTATTTTCTTGATTGGGTCGGCAGGATCGATAAACCAATCCGGCCAAGATTCGCGTTCCATAGCAAAAGCCAAAGCAAAATCGGCTTTCCATCCAGCCGCTAAAGCCGCGTCGTAAATTGCTTTAGATTCAATGAAACGTTGCTCAAGCTTTGTGGGAAAAGGATTGGCTACTGTGCGCGGTCTGCGAACTTTGCGCTTCTTTGGCGCTTTTTTAGCGACGCGTCTTCTTTGTGCCATTTGTAATCCTCTCCCTTAGAACTAACTCAAGGGTAGATTCTAACTTGTCAAGCCTCGAAATCAGCGGAAGGTTCTCGAGTTTTATTATGTATCGAAGTCCGGCGATTAGTAGGCCGATTGAGCCTAAAACCGAAGCTACGAAGGCCGCGACGTTACTTGCGTCCATACTGCGGAGAATTCTTATCCGCCCAGCGAACGGCTGGAGCTGTGATTGCGCCAATCAAGACCGCGTATTCGGGGGCGAAATCGAGAAGCAAAGAGACTCCCATAGTTACAGCTGAGGCGGCTACGGCTAAACAGTAATCCTTGAACGCTTCCTTGAACTGAGGACTTTTAATGCGAGCTATTAGGTCTTTCATTTATTTTTCCCTTCGAGGTCGAACCAACTTCGGTCTTGATCTCCCGATGGATTGAAACTTATATGGATGTGGGACTTGTGCGGATTGCTTCCGGTGTATTTACGCCAACGCCACCGGAGACGAGGGGAAGCAATACGGCCATCATAAATAACGTATTTGATTCGCTTGTCGCCTCGCTTCGCGCAAAGTCTAATTCGCTCGGCGAGTGAATGAGCTTCTTCTTTGTGAGCTTGAAGGTCGGAATCAACATCTATAGCTCTGACGATTCCATCAACCGGGATATGGTCTGAAACGCCTTTAGCGAGATGGCGACTATCAGCAATCCAACCATCGCTACGGCGATCGCGGCTCGGATAATCGTCATCTATTTGCTCTCGAAGTTGGACACCAGCTCGGCATAACTTAGCCAAGTAGTATTCTCGCTTCTTCTTCGCTTATTCCAAGGCGCTCTAATAAAGCTTCTCTAGCCGATTCTTTTGCTTTTTTCTCGGCTTGTGCGTTAGCAAAAGCAATTTGGTCTTTTTCATATTGCTCAAATTCGGCGTCAGTCATTTCGCGTTCAATTTCTTCGCCAGTCTCAAGATTCGCAATTTTAACGATTGGTTTACTCATTATTTAACCCCATATACATAGACAGTTCCACCAGTGAAGTTAGCGTTTAATCCCAAAAATGTAATGCTACTAATTGCCGCAGTCTGATTATAAAAACTGCTTAAAGGCAATATGTTGAAATTTGTTGTGGTTGTCGCATTAACTTGAATTGAAAAACCTTGTAACATTTTCCAAGTTGTTGTGTTCGCATAATCAGGAATTGTAAAATAACTTAAATTCGTTGCTACGCTGTTATCCTGAGCATTAGAAAATTCTAAATATGTTTGACCAAAACTTTGATTATTTTGCTGGGTATAGCCTAAAGCGGAATAACGAGTATTAGAATCTGAATTAAATCTACCGATTAGAGTATCGCCGTCGTGACTGGTCTTAAAACCTTGAACCACAACAAAAAGATTGTAATAGGTTGCTGGGATTGATGAAACAGTTGTGCTTGCGCCAGATAAGGCAGTTCCACCAGTATTTATTAAAGTCATTCCACCAGAAGCCGGAGTTGCCCATTCAGGCGCCGTAGCACCGGAATTAACAGTAAGAACCTGCCCGGCTGTGCCAATCGGTAATGAAGTATTGACGTTTGATGTTGCTGATCTATAAGCAATCGCGCCAGTTGTAGTTTGCGGATTGAGATTTTTTGTAGTTGTATCAATCGACGAGCCAAGTGTCCGAATGGCAGACGCGCCATCTTTGACGAGAGCTGTATCGTCCGGCGTTGTCCAGCCGTAATTTGTTGTCGTTGCCATTGTTCTCCTTTAAGCGACTATTGTAGCGTTAAGCCAATCTAGGGTTGGGGATATTGTCTGCCAAGTCTCGGTTGCCGGGACATTGTTCCAGCGGAAGGCTTGGAGAGAGTAAGCGATAGGTGAGACATTGAGAGTTAGTCTTAGGCGGTTGTAAGAAGCTGTCCAAGTCCATCCTTCGACGAATCCTTGGAAAGAGCCATCGACCATATTTGTAGGCAGGTTGGAGATGTTAAGCGGAAGTCCCATAAAGACATTAAGAAGCGCGTCTCGGTCGGCATTGTCAATTTCCAGGCTATGAACCTCAAAAGTAATTTGTTTTAGTAGATATTGAGGATAGGCTCGGATTTCAAGATAGAAGGCGGCT